ACTGGTGTTCAACTGATAAGAAATGGAAAACTCGCAAGGGTCCTAAACAGTCTAGGAGCTCTTAATGGATGAACTGGAGTATATTAAAAAACTAGCAGGTGTAAACGAATTTAAAGGTTACACAGAGTATACTCTTGAGAACATGAGCCAAACTGCTAGTGAGTTAAAGAAAAAAGAACGAGATAATAATATCAAACCAGGTGACAAAGAGTGGTTTGAGCTGTGGTTTAGCCTTCCTTATATGACTGGGCATAAATTTAGGGGGCGTAAAAAATGAGACTACGTGAACTATTTGAAGACATAAAAAAGAAAGAAGACCAGCATCCTAACGATCGTCCTCTAGGTCCAGAAACTAAACCTACAATGCCTAGGGGTTCAATACGTGTAAAAGTTTCTGACGTATATGACTGGTACAAACTAGGTCAACATATTAGCGACTTGCCTAACCTAGATAAAAACGACTTTGGTAAAGGACCTCCAGAAGCAGTAATTGCGTTTGGTAGTGAAGAAGAAGAACACAAGTACATAAAACTATTACAGAAACTAGGATTAGAAATATTAGATGTAGATCCAGGTGCTGCTGATGTGCCAGGTGTTGAGGCCGATCCTACCTACAATACTGAAGAAGCAAGAACGTTTCAGCCGCAAATGTCTCCTATGCAGGATTTAATTGCAGAGTACCAAATGTTTTCTTCGTTTGGTCAAATGGGTCTATCTGATTATGCAAAATCTTCTGATAGTGCAGAGAAAATAAAAGAAGTATTAAGAACACTTGCTCAGAGCAATAAAAATTTACAAAATTTAGACAAGCAAGCATTAGAAAAAAACAAAAACAAAATACTCACACATATTCACGATATGATGAACTATGCTATTGCTCATTTTAGAGAACATTTAAAACCTGAGAGATTTGATGCTAAAAAGAAGCAGATAAACGATTTATTAACAAAATATAATAACCTAGCATCTACAAACGAAAACTTTGCCGATGGTAAAAAGCCTGGGCGCAAAGGTCTAGCCAAACGTAGCGGTGTAAATACAAAAGCAAGTGTTAGCGATCTGCGTAAAACTGCTAAAAATAGCACAGGCGAAAAACAGCGTATGGCACATTGGCTTGCTAATATGAAAGCAGGAAGGGCTAAGAAGAAATGAAAATATCAGATATTATACAAGAAACAGCAACAGCAGGAGCAACTAGTTCAGGAAGCATAACATCTGTTGCTAACCCTACCGCTGCACATTCAAAGCCTAAGAAGCGTGGCAAATACGGTGCTCCAGAAGCACCACAAAGAAAGAACGCAGATGGTACTGCTAAAAACGCATTAGATTTAAGTAATAATATAATGGGCGGCAAACCTATTAAGCGATAAATACTATATAAAGAGCTCCGGAGTATATAATGACAACAACACTAAGAGAAACAAAAATGTGTAAGTGCTGCGAGTCAACAGCAGCCAAATGCACATGTTCGCCCAATTGCAAGGGCTGTGATTGCAATAGAGAAGCTGTTAAAGAAGGTCTAGCAGATCTAGCTGGTGCAGCAGAGCGCGATCACGAAGTACAAATGGCTCGTGCTGACCTATACAAAATTGCAAAGTATGCTATTAAACTACATGAAATGTTAAAAAACGTTTCAGAAGAAGAAGGACTAGAAGGTTGGGTACAGGCTAAGATTACAAAAGCAGCTGATTATATTGGTGCAGTGTATCACAATTTAGACTATGAAATGAAGTTTGGTGGTGACGGCGGCGGCGCTGGTCCTGAAATGGAAATTCAAGTAGGCGAAGGCAAGTACAAGTCTGATGCACAACGTAAAGCTATCCATGCTAACAAAGACAAGAAGATGAAGGAAGATGTTTATAAATCAAAACTTCATGCTAAACTAAGTGAGAAAGCAAAGAGTAAAGCACAACAACGTTTTATGGGAATGGTACATGCTGCGCAAAAAGGTGAACCAGCAGCAAGTCCAGAAGTTGCTAAGGCAGCAAAAGGCATGAGCAAGAAGGCTGCTAAAGACTATGCTTCTACTAAACACAAAGGCAAACCAGAGCACGTTAAGAAGGACTAATCTAATGGACTATCACGCACTTCAACAAAAACTATTTGCGTTAGATCCAAGTGATCCAAGAGAAGATCTTAAAAAGCTAACTGCTATGGCTAATGGTGGCGTATCTAGAGACGTACCACCTACTAAAGATTACTTAAACGAAAGTGCTCAAGTTCCTGAAGGTTCTTTAAAACTAGATAAAAATTATAGTGTTTCTGACTTTGCAGCACTAGCTGGTGTTAAAGTGTCAGAAGGTCCTCTAGACGGTATACGAGCCGGTATGCAAAGTTATAAGTCAGGAGGTTTAGCACCTGACGCACTACAAAAGGGTATAGGTAACTGGATAAGCGGAAAGGGCGGAAGTTCTAAGCCAACGGAAAAGCCAAAATCAGTGCCCGCAACAAGCACATTACATCCTAGATTAGTTTCAAAACTAGAACAGTATAAAACAGCATTAGAAAAGATCTTTACTAGCGAAAGAGAACTTAAAAAAGAATTCATTGCACTAATGAAACGTGCTGATCCAACTATTGAATCAGTTGACGAAGCAGAAGTTATGAAGTTTAAAGCGCCTAACACAGTAAAGCAACGTGATCCAAATTGGCGTGATATGGAAGCTCTACGCAAAAGCGGAGCGGCAGGCTCTCATAAAGACAAAAAGAAATTGTCCAAACAGGGTTACGAAAAACACAAGTCAAAAGAATACGAATCTATTAAAGATAAATTGTGGGCAGCTTTAAAAAAGAACGATGTTTAAATTAGTTAATGAGAATCTAACAGAAAATATAACTTGTACCAAATCCGCTGCTTTAGAACCAGCGGATTTTTCTTGGTACGATAAAGACGGATTTGAACTTTGTACAGCAGAAAAGAAACTGTACAAAGCAACAGGCTTTCCGTTAACAGAGTGTCTATATCATCTATGTTGGCAAGATACTTGGTTAAAATCAAATCACCATAACCTTATTATTGATCATGCAATGTTACTACACCGTTGTGACTTTGACGGCGAAGCAAAGGATCAGTTGAAAAGAGCAAGTGTTGAAACACCAACAGCTCAATTCCTATTACGTACCAAAAAGAAATGGGGATTTGACTTTGCTCTAGACTATGTTGACTTTGAAGGGAAAATTTGGGAAGTCATACATATTGAATGGGACAGTTATGATTATGACGAAATTGTCAATATGAAAAATGCTGTTCAAGAAAAAATCCTCAGCCTAGACTGGGAAGATATAAGTAAACACATTATAGCAAAAGAGTCAGAGTGGTCCAATTTATCTGGATTCAAACAAAACGATTGGAAAGCAAAAGAAATCTTTGGATGGACTTTTGCAGAAAAAACACTTAAATCGTTTTAAAGTACTTGACTTTTTTCTAAATATCCTTTATACTAATAACTAAACTAAACTCACACAGGAGAATAACAATGAGTGACCGCACCTATGGCGCAGAAGAAAAGGCAAAACTAGAACGACTCGTAAAAGAAGGCGTAACTGTAATGCAGGAAGTAGAAGATCTACAACAAGGCCTAAAAGAAACAGTAAAGGCAGTAGCAGAAGAACTCGATATTAAACCAGCCCTAATTAACAAAGCAATCAAGATTGCCAAGAATCGCGATTGGGACAAACACGCTGATTATCACGAAGACCTTGAAACACTAATTGCCACACTTGGCTACGACAAATAGGGCTATGAAATGGTTGTAAAACCCTATCAATGGCTGGCCTGGCTTGCTACTGTGTCATTGCTATCAGCAGCATCTTTAGCAAGTTTTGTTCCAGAGTGGTATTGGCATCATTACGCATTTATTATTGCCAATTCACTTTGGATGTTGGTCGGATACTTGTGGAAAGAGAAGTCACTTCTATGGTCAAATCTAGGTTTGAACGCTATATATTTTATAGGCTTAATAACACAATAGACTCGTCCACTTTACGGACATGTAGCAGGCAAGCGTTGGCCTTTAACAACGAGGAGAACAGATGAGTTACGTAGATGCAATTTTTGATAGAGACTCTGACATTATTAGAGTCGTAGAACGTAAGGACGGAAAAAGACGTTTTACAGAATACCCTGTCAAATACACTTTTTACTATAAAGACCTTAAAGGAAAATACAAGAGCGTGTATGGTGATCCGCTCTCACGTATTGTTACTAAGAGTACAAAAGACTTTCGAAAAGAAATAGCTATCAATAGAGATAAGCAGTTATTTGAGAGCGATATTAATCCAATCTTTCAATGTCTAAGCGAAAACTATCTTAATCAAGATGCACCAAAACTAAACATTGCATTCTGGGATATTGAAACAGACTTTGATCCTGAGCGAGGTTTTGCTCCTGTTGAAGATCCTTTTATGCCAATTACTGCTATCACAGTATGTTTACAATGGATGGATGCTCTTATTACAGTCGCAGTTCCACCAAAAGGCTTACCTTTTGATCAAGCAAAAGAAATATGTCGAGCTAAGTGGGGAGATAGTGTTATTCTATTCCCTAACGACTCAGATGGCAACGGCGAACGTCAAATGTTACAAGCGTTCCTTGATTTAATCGAAGACGCTGATGTTATTAGTGGCTGGAACAGCGAAGGTTATGATATACCTTACACTGTTAACCGTGTTAAACGTGTACTAAGCAATGACGACACAAGACGTTTTTGTCTTTGGGATCAAATGCCTAAAAAACGAGAATACGAAAAATTTGGCAAACAAAGTGAAACATATGACCTTGTTGGGCGTGTTCATCTAGACAGTCTTGAATTATATCGTAAGTACACCTATGAAGAACGTCATACATACCGATTAGATGCTATTGGTGAACTAGAAGTGGGTGAACGTAAAACTGTTTACGAAGGTACACTTGATCAATTATACAACAAGGACTTTGAGACATTTATTGAATATAACAGACAAGACGTTGCACTACTAGATAAACTAGATAAGAAACTGCGTTTTATTGATCTAAGTAACGAACTTGCACACGCAAACACAGTATTGCTACAAACGACTATGGGTGCTGTTGCGGTTACAGAGCAAGCAATTATTAACGAAGCACACTATCGAGGTTTGCAAGTTCCTAATCGTCCTAAACGAAATGAGGATGAAAATACTCAAGCGGCTGGCGCATATGTAGCTTTTCCTAAAAAAGGTGTTCATAAATGGATTGGTTCAATGGACTTGAACTCACTGTATCCGTCTGTGATTCGCGCATTAAACATGGCCCCCGAAACTATTGTAGGTCAACTGCGTCAAGAGTTAACTGACGCACGTATTTACGAAGACACAACACTAAAAAAGATGTCTTTTGCAAATTCATGGGAAGGACGTTTTGGTTCTGAAGAATACGAAGCTGTTATAGATAAACGTAAAGACGTTGCTATAACTATTGACTGGGAAGACGGTCGCTCTGACGTCCTAAGCGGCGCAGAAATAAATAAACTCATCTTTGACAGTCACATGCCATGGATGCTTAGTGCAAACGGCACAATCTTTACAACAGAATTTGAAGGCGTTATTCCGGGTATTCTAAAACGTTGGTATGCTGAACGTAAAGATCTACAAAAGATGTTAAAGAAAGCCAAGGAGGCAGGTAATGCTACAGAGGTTGCGTTCTGGGACAAACGCCAGTTGGTTAAGAAAATTAACCTTAACAGTTTGTATGGTGCTATTCTTAACCCTGGTTGCAGATTTTTTGATAAACGTATTGGACAGTCAACTACCCTTACTGGTAGACAAATTGCCAAGCACATGGCTGCTAAGGTAAATGAAATTATTACAGGCACATATGACCACGTAGGTAAAGCAGTTATCTACGGTGATACTGACTCAGTTTATTTTAGTGCATATACTACACTACAAGATGATATTGACGCAGGACGTTTGCCTTGGACTAAAGAAAATGTTATCACACTTTATGATCAAGTTTGTGAAGAAGCAAACAGCACATTCCAAGAATTTATGGGAAAGGCATTTCACTGTCCAAAAACTCGTGCAGAAGTAATTGCAGCAGGACGTGAAATTGTTGCAGAGTCAGGGTTGTATATTACCAAGAAGCGTTATGCGGCGCTGGTATATGATACGGAAGGTTTCCGTAACGATACAGACGGTAAGCCAGGAAAAGTAAAGGCTATGGGTTTGGACTTGCGTCGTTCGGACACACCTGTGTTTATGCAGGAGTTTTTGTCAGAAGTTCTGCTAATGGTTCTAACCGGTAAGGAAGAAAAAGAAGTAATTGAACGTATTACTAAATTCCGTCAAGAGTTTAAAGAACGGCCCGGCTACGAAAAGGGCTCTCCCAAACGTGCTAACAAGATTGGTCATTACCAACGACTAGAACAAAAGCAAGGCAAAGCAAACATGCCCGGGCACGTAAGAGCTGCTATCAATTGGAATACTCTAAAACGCATGAACGGTGACAAGTATTCGCAAGAGATTGTAGACGGTATGAAAGTTATTGTTTGCAAACTTAAACAAAACCCGATAGGGTATACAAGTGTTGCTTATCCAACAGATGAACTCCGTTTACCAGAGTGGTTTAAAGAACTTCCATTTGATGATGCAGCAATGGAAGAAACAATTATTGATAATAAGTTAGACAACTTGATTGGTGTGCTAGAGTATGACCTAGGTGATACAAAACAACACAACACATTTTCAAGTTTGTTTGACTTTGGAGACTAAAATGAAAGTAAAAATAGAAATAGAGTTTGATACTGATAATTCCGAAGACATGAAAAAGATTGAAGAAACACTTTACAATCTAGAACAAGTTAGAGAAATATTACACAAACTCGATCATAACCTAAATAACAATGTACAAAAAAGAAAGAGAGAACAGAGATGATGAATTACGGATGGGATATTGGTGGAGAGGTTGTTAAGCAAGACGATCGTTACACTGTTAAAGACAATACGGTTTTAACAAATCTCGTCCTAAGTTCAACAGAGCTTCGCCCTTTTAAAAGTACAACAGGCCATAAACACGAAGGACAAGAAGAAGTTTATATCTTTGTTCGTGGTAGCGGCAACATAGAACTAGATGGTGATATCATCTCATTTAGAGAAGGCAGTACTGTACTAATTAAAGACGGTGTATTCCATCGTGTACATTCAGGGAAAGATGGTTGTTATTTTATTTGTGTATTTGATGGAAGGAGAAATCATTGAAAGTAGGTTTCACTTGCTCTACGTTCGATCTCTTGCATGCCGGACATGTACAGATGTTGCGTGAAGCAAAAGAACAATGCGACTATTTGATATGCGGACTACAAGTTGACCCTAGTGTAGATCGTCCTAGCAAAAATCCACCAATTCAAACTATTGTAGAGAGATACACACAACTCAAAGCAGTTAGTTATGTAGATGAAATAA